CCTGGGCCGCGGCGACGGCCTCGCCGGGGTTGTCGAAACGATACGCCGCCGGAACCTCCATGTTTGCTGTCATCGCATCTTCTGGCGGGTCTTGCCACTCACTCAGGTCGCGTGCGCCTTCCTGGCGGAGGGCTTCGCCCTCGTAGCCGCCGCCGCGCCAGACGTCGACGAGATAGACCGGCTGCTCGTCGCTGTCCTTACTGACGTCCGTGCCCTCGATGGTCCGCGTGATCGTGCCGTCGTCCTCGTGGACTTCAGCGACGCGACCGCGGGCCGTCCCGCCCGACCACGACCACTGCACGAGGTCGCCCTCGGCAAACTGTGCGTTCGACCGGATGGCCTCGCCATCGTGTGTGCGGGTCATCGGTGGCCGGTCTGTGTTGTCCGACTGCTTCGACTCGTCGCGGGCCCACGCGGGGGCGGGGTCGAACTGGCGGGCCAACTCCCGCAAGCGGGCGTCGTGGCGGGCGGAGTCGTCACACCGCCCGCGACAGCCGAGCTGATGCGCCGCCTCGACGTTGCCCCGCCGGAGATAGCCCTCGCCGTCGACGACCGGGTACGAGTGGTCGGTCTTGTCCTCGCCGTCGCCGTACAGGTAGTGGTCGCCGAGGTCCACCGCCTCTTTGTCGATCGCCGCCTCGTCGAGGTCGCCGTCGCGCGTCCCGCGAAACGACACGCCCGCGACCGTCGTCCGATCGTTGGTCCGCTGTCGCATCGGCACCGTCACGGCGGCGTTCGCTACCATCGCGGGGTTGATGCCACAGCCGTCCTGCACCGAGCACCGCCCGCGCTGGTTGGGCAGAATGGCGATTGAGTCGGGGCGGACGATCCGCTCGACGTTCGCGCGGTAGGCGCCGTCGTACTCGCCGGCGGGCAGGTCCTGGCTGGCGTACTGCGAGGAGACGTCTATCGGCTCCCCCTGTTCGAGCGCCTCGCGGACGGCCGTCGCCTCGCCGCCCACCTCGTCGAGGCGCTGCTTTCGGATACGGATGTCGACGCGGCCCGTTTCGCCGTCGTAACGGGGGCGCTCGTTGACGCCTAGGTGCGTCTCCGGCTTGCGGTTCGCCGCGACGGGCTCGCCCCGCTCGTTGCGCGGGTGGTTCAGCGTTGCGGGCGTGCCGGCCCACGCGTCGATGGTCGCCTGGATGGAGTCCTCGGGGACGTACCCGCCCGCGAGTTCCATTGGGCGGATGAACGGGACGTCCTCAATGACGTACGCGCCGTCGGTTTCGCGCACCTGGGTGGGCGGGACGCGGTTCGTGACGAGTCGGTAGTCGGTCATGAGTGTGCGGTGTGGTGTGTGTTTGCCGAGCCGCGGCGGGCGGGGTGGTTGGGCAGACGCTCGTCGAGCGGCTTCTCGGGCGGTGTGCCGCCCACCACCGGTAAGACCACACACCGTCCGTTCGGGTGGGCCGGCGGCTTGAGCCGGATCTCGTAGTCGATGCCAGGGAGTTCGAACGTCGTCTCGCGCATCTCCTGGGTGGTGTACTCGGCGCCTTCGAGCGCCTCGCACACGCGACAGACGCGGTCATCACCGGCGGTCGCCCACTCCCCGTGGGAGACGACGTCGACGCCCGCCGACTCGTACCGATCCAGCGTTGCCGTCGCGTGGGAGTCGATGATCGCCGTCCGGGCGTACGTCGCCAGCCGGGACCGGGCGACCGATTCGAGTTGCTGGTTCAGCCGGCTCGCGATCTGGCGCGGGTTCTCGCCCGCGGCGAGGCCTTTCGTGAGTTCCTGGCGGAGCGTGACGGCCGCCGAATCGGTGATGTCCTTGAGATCCTCGTAGGCTCGCGTGTAGAGCCGTCTGAGTTGTCGCTCCGAGACCGGCAGGTTGAGGATCGTCTCGTCCGCCCGGTTCCGGACCGACGCCCCCGCCTGGAACAGCAGCCCGGTCGCCTGGTTATAGCCTTGCAGGTACGCCTGGCGGATCTTCGGCGCCGTCCAGTGCTCGCCGCGTTGCTGGGCGCTCTGGCCCGCCACGTCGAGCACCTCGTCGCGGAGGGCGCTCTTGACCCACCGGTAGAACTGCTCGGCGCGGCCCGAGTCGGACATGAAGTCGAACTCCTCTGGCGCCTCGGCGTTGGCGAGCAGTGGGTCGCGGGCCTCCTGGCGGAGTCGGAGGGCGTCGTTCTCATAGCCGATCGACGTCCGGGTGAGGCCACGGACGCGGCGGACGCGCCGCCGGAGCTCGTCGATGAACGCCTGCCGGAGCGACCGCGTGTTGGTCGGGTCGCCCGACCGCGTGGCGTTGGCCGTCTGTCCGCACGTCCGTCGGTGTTGCACGCTCATCAGTCACCGCCAGCCCGTCCAGCCGCCGAAGACCTCGTCTTTCATCGCCGCCGCGAGTTCCCACGAGCCGAGGTGCCGTTTCGCGGCGGTCGCCGTCCCGCCCATCGACGCCCACGCATCCAGCAGGATCACGCGAGCGGGCGTGTCGGCGTCCCGCCACGTCTCCGGCATCGTCCAGTCGTTGGCCGTCAGGCCGAGCGCCGTCGCCAGGCGGCCGAGCGCCGTGTTCGCCGACTGGTCGAGCGTGTCCAACGGGTCGACGTCCGGCTCGGGGAGGGCGCCCTCCGACAGTTGCGACGCCGAGTAGAAGCCGACGCCGACGCGGGCGTCCTTGAGCGCCACGACGTAGGTGGGCGACGACCCGGAGGCGTCGACCTCGCCGTCCTTGCCCTCGAAGGGCTCGGTCCGGACGTCCGTGACGACGCCGACGCCCTGGGGCGACTGGACGACGCCACCCTCGCTGTAGCGAGTGGCGTTGCTGCGGAGGTCGGCGATCCGCTCGTCCATGCGTCGCGCCCAGTCGCGGCCCGCCGCGCCGCCCCAGCCCTTGCCGGCGACCCAGCCCGGATCTTGCCAGGGCTCGTCGACGTCATCGGCGAGTTCGAAGTCCTCGTCGTGGCGCGCCCACCAGTTCGCCATGCCGTCGGTCCCGTCCGCGATGTCCGACGGGGATAGTTCGTCTCCGCTCGCGAGTTGCTCCGCGCGCGCCCAGCCCGTCTCGGTCATGGCGATGTCGCGCCCGTGCTCGTCGGCCCAGTCGAGTGCTTGCCGGGCGGCCTCCTGGGCGGCCTCGGGTGGCGTCAGATCCATCTCGTCGAGTGACTCAGCATCGCTGTCGTTCTCGGCGAGGCGGGAGAACTGGTTGGCGACCGCCGGATCGGCCTCGTCGACCGGTGGCATCGCCGTGGCGCCCTCGTCGGGGAACTCGCCCGTCGCGACGTACTCCTGGGCGGGCTCGCCCATCAAGCCGAGGTTCTTCGCCGCCTGTGACCGCTGCTGTTCGATTTCGGCCTGCTCGGCCTCCGACAACTCGAACAGGTCGGGCCACTCAAAGGCGTAGTCACCCGTCTCGGGCAGCGGGAGGACGTCCGGCGCGAGGAGCGTCTCCAGGAGTCGTGTGAGACAGTACGGGCCGGCATACTGCTGCTGGCGTTCCCGGATGACGCCGAAGTCGCTTCGCATATTCGTCTCCGAGGAGGCGATCTCGCCGGCGGCGGCCCCCTCGATGAACTGTTTGGAAAAGCCGGTCGCGGCCGAAATCGCCTTGAGCTCGGAGTCGATCAAGCCCGTCGGATCGACGGCGTCGCCGCCGATCTCCTCGACCTCGCCGCCGATGGTCCGGAGGACGGGTTGGAGGCCGTGAAGCCACTCCTCGATGTCCTGTTTCGCGTCGTCCGAGCCGGCAGCCTCGGGGTCGACCTTCGTCGGGTCGTAGTTGATCGCGATGCCCTTGTCGGCCCCGCGATAGGTCAGTTCCGCGGCCGACCCGAGCACTTTCTCGATGTCCTGGACGGGGTTGAGCCACCTCTCCATGCGCGGGCGCGACGAGTACTCGTCCGTGAGCGGCGGCTGGCTCGGGATTTCGACGACCCGCGAGTGGTGGACGCGCGAAGAGTGTTCCGACGAGTCCTCGGCCTCGTTGTCGAGGCCCTCGGACCAGTCGACCGTGTAATGCGTCGGTTCGCCCCACCGCTCGTCGCCGAAGTCGCCATACTCCACTTCGTCGACCGCGAACTGCGGGATGACGCGAAAGCCCCGGATGTCGTCGAGATCTGGGTTCGTGAGGTCGGGCTCGCTATCTAACTCGGCCACCTTGTCGACGTCGCCGAAGTCGACGAACAGCAGCGCGTACTCGCCAAAGCCCGCTGCCCGGTCGGCGCGGGCCAGGTAGGCAAAGGCGTCGTGGGCCTGCTGGAGACGCTCGACCGCCTGCTCGAAGTCAGTGGGCTCGTCCCGGTCGGGCGCGTCCACGACGTCGGGGTCGTGGCGCCACGTCATGTTCGCGGGTTTGTCGATGAGCCCCGCCGCGAACGGGTTGCGGAGGTAGGTGGCGACGTACTGCTCCTCGGTCGGGTTCGTTTCCCACCCGAACGCGTCGTACGTATCCCGGTTGTCGAACGCGGAGTCACCCAGCTCGGCGGCGATGCCGAGGCGGAGGTTGCTGTCGAACGAGTCGTTCGCACGCAGCGTCTCGAGCGCCGCCTGTGTTGTCAGGTCCTGAGTCATGGGCTCACCAACTGAGGGTCGCCGTCTGGGCGCGGCCGTCGTCGCTCGCGTCAACGCGGTCCGCCCAGACCGCCATCAGGGCCGCGTCGAGGTAGTCCGGCGAGTGCCCGAGTTCCTCTTTGATGGCTGTTTTCGAGGTCGCCTGTAAGACCCGGGCCCCATCCCGACCGCGGGACGAGAGGTGTCGCTCGTCGAACTCGACCGTCCGGGCGGCGATCAACGCCTCTTCGCGGAGCGCAGTCGAGTCGAATGCGCCGCCGGCGTCCAAGTGGTCGCCGAACGCCGCCAGGGCCTCGTCCCACTCGTGGCGGTAGTCCGTCTCCGCGGCGGCCGTCGAGCCGGCGTCGAACCGCCTGACGTGGGGGAACCGCTCGGCGAGCCCGTCGGCCAGCCCCGACCCCTCGCCGACGGCGTCGACGGCGATCTCGGGGCCGGGCCACTCGCCGATCAGGTCGGCCAGCGCCCGCTCCTGCTCGCGGTGGTTGCTCCCGCGCTCGGCGTAGTGAACGCGCAGGGCGCGGTCGTGGACGCCGACCATGACGGTCCGATCGCCCGAGCGGGCGACGTCGATGCCAACCGCCGTCGGCGTCTCGCGCACGCGGCCAGGGTCGCGGCCGTGGGCGGCCTCGACGTCGGCGGCGTCGAAGGGGCGATGCGCGGCCGCCCCCTCCGGCGGCATGACGCCCGCCCGGCGCCGATACCAGCGGTCGTCGAGATCGTCACGGCGCTCGTGGGCCGTCCGTGCCGTCTCGAGGCCAGGCCACGGCTCGCCGTTCCACGACGCCCACGACTCGCGGACTTCCGAGAGGTCGACGAGGCCGGGTATCTTCGGGCCAGGGTG